GGCTAAGTTAAAGATCACAAAGGCTGATGGTTCAATATCTGATCACCAGATAACTCCATCGATCGAGTACGCGTTCGAGTTATATGCTAAAAAAGGTTTTCATAAAGCCTTTAGAGATGACGAGAAGCAGTCAGATGTTTATTGGTTGGCGTGGGAGTGTTTAAGAGCTGCAGGCGAAACCGTGCCAATGTTCGGCGCAGAGTTCTTAAAGAGTCTTAAAAAGGTAGAAGTTTTAGACGATGACCCGGAAGCGTAGGGCGTGACTCGTTTACTTACTTGATCGCACGGATCAGTTTGGAAACGGGTATCGCGCCCAACGATTTACTAGCACTAGATAGCAGGATGTTTAAGACTTTATTGCAGGCGATGAAAGACCGAAATAAGGAGATGCGAGATGCCAGTACAGGTAAAAGGCGGCATTGAACTTCGCAAAGCCCTTAGAAAATTTACGCCAGATTTAGCTAAAGATACGCAAAGAGAAATGGCTGTATTGCTTAAACCTATTACAGCTAAGGCTCGTGGCTTTATTCCATCCGAAGCACCGCTATCAGGATGGGGCAAGGTATCGCCTGATGCTAGATGGTACTGGAACGGCCGTGCGGCCAAAAAAGGCGTAGGTTACAAAACAACGCCAAGCAAGGCCAATCGCGAAGGTTTTAGATCATTAGCTCGTATTCAAAATGCATCCATGTCTGGTGCAATTTATGAAACTGCTGGGCGAAAAACCCCGGGCGGCAACTTTAGCCCACGTTTACCAGGTTCATTAACTGGCGATCGCAAGATGAAAGGCCGCGCAATCTTTCGTGCATGGTCAGAGGATAAAGGCAAGACTAATGCGGCTGTTATTAAAGCAATAGAAAACTCACGCGATAAATTTTATGAAGCTGTGGGGCGCAACTAATGGCACAAGAAGCATCGGTAAGAGTAGATTTAGTTGCTGAATTTGTAGGCAGAAAAGCATTTAAAGAAGCTGATACAGCTACTCAAAAACTGACTAAAAGCGTTAAAAAATTAGGTGGGGCTTTAGGTTTAGCCTTTGGTACAGCTGCGGTAGTTAATTTTAGCAAGCAAGCCGTTAAAGCCTTTGCTCAAGATGAAGCGGCGGCCGTTCGATTAACTCGCGCAGTAGAGAATTTAGGCATTGGCTTTGCTAACCCTGCCATCTCTAAATACATCGCAGAGCTAGAACGATCAGCCGCTATTGCCGATGATATTTTGAGGCCAGCCTTTCAGGGGCTATTGACCACTACGGGATCGCTTACAAAGTCACAAGAATTACTAAATAGCGCCATAACAATTAGCCGCGCATCTGGTATTGACTTGGCCACGGTATCCACAGACCTTGCTCGTGGTTATGTTGGTATTACTAAAGGCTTAAAGAAATACAACACAGGGCTAACTACAGCTGAGATAAGTTCTAAGTCATTTGCTGAGGTGCTAGGCGTAATCCTTACTCGATCTGCCGGTGCAGCTGATGATTATCTACAAACCACGCAATACCGCATGGATACCCTGTCTATTGCTACAGGTAATGCATCAGAGATTATTGGCGGCGGCTTAGTTAATGCCTTTGCCCGTATTGGTGGTGGCACAGAAGCAAGCGATGCAGCTAATGCTATTGAGGATATTGCCGAGGCTATAGCCTTTACTACCGAACAAGTCGGTGCGTTATTAGGTGTTATTCCAAACTTAATCGGTGTGCTTAAAGATTTACCTAAAAACGTTTTAGGTGGTGTTGCTGGCTTATCTCCAAACTTACGGCCAGTAACAACACCACCACCTGCAAAACCAAAGCCAACTCCAACAGAGTTAAGCCTATTAAAGCAACAGGAGTTACTAGCTAAGTTAGAGGCAGATGCCTTAAAACGCCAAAAGGCTCTTTTAGCATTACAGAAAAAACAAGGTGATGCAGCTAAGAAGGCTGCTGCTGATAAAGCAAGACTAGATAAAGCCGCTGCAGTTTTTGAATTACAAAAAATACAGATAGCCGCTGCGTTAAAGGGCAAAATAAGCGATGAGGAAAGAACTCGCCTATTACTTATGCAGGCTATTGAGGAAGGCAACGTAGATAAGGCCGAAAAACTAACTAAAAAATTAGAGGAGATTCAAGCAAAAAATGCCAAGATTGCTGCCGATCTTTTAGCAATCGGTGCGGCTAAAGATCCCTTTGCTACATGGGCAGGCAGTTTAACTTCTGCAATCAATGAGCTTAATCGACTAAAGGGCGGCATGTTAATGATTCCAGGAGTTACTTTTAATCCTGGTCAAAACCAAGACCGAAATTATGATTTAGGTAAAGTCGGTCCCGGTGCTGGTGGTGGCGGTGATGTTGTTATTGAAAGCATTTTTGCAGACGATGACACCATTGATGACATTTTAATTAAAGTAGAAAATGTTGCTGCCGATGCCGCTGTTGCTGCAGAGTCCGCTGCTGCATCTGTCGCAGAAACTCAGGCAACTGTAGATACCTTAGCTGCAGCCACTACCAATAGCATGCCTGCGGCTGGTATGAATTTTAACCCGTACCAAAATAGAGATCGCAACTACGATATGGGTGCAACCCAAGCCCCTACTATCATCGTAAATAATACTGGCTCAGTAATTATGCAAGATGAGTTCGTAGATGCTGTAAATAATGCACTTTTAGCAGCTGAACGTACTGGCTACAATCGAACACCAGCAGGGTTTTTAATTACATGACAGTCCCAACGATTAACGCGGTTATCAACTTTTCTACTGGCCCTAGTTTTGCCCAGGCATTTATTATTGGCGAAGGCATACTAGGTACTAACGTATTGGCAGACTCAGCTGCCGTTATTGTGGATGTTAGTAATGTAGTAGATAGCGTAAGCATTAAGCGCGGTCGTAACCCACAAGTAGATGAGTTCCAGACTGGCACAATGACTTTACGCATCGTGGATCAGAACGGCGATTTCAACCCACAAAACCCGAGCAGCCCCTACTTTGGCCTACTTGATCCAATGCGCAAGGTATCTATTTCAGCTACATCGGTAGGCGTTACCTATCCCATGTTCTCAGGGTTTATTACTAGCTACACAACTAGCACCCCGTTAAACGCTAATGATGTTGTATATACGACTATTCAGGCGGTCGATGCCCAGCGATTAGCGCAAAATGCTCAGATCTCTACAGTTACAGGGGCAACTGCTGGCGATCTAAGCGGCACAAGAATTAACCAAATTCTTAATACAATCTCATGGCCAGCATCCATGCGTGATATTGATGCAGGTTTAACCACGATGCAGGCAGACCCCGGTACTGCCCGTACATCCCTAGCCGCATTACAAACTGTTACCAACAGTGAGTATGGCGCGTTTTACGTTGATGCCGCTGGATCGTTCGTATTTCAGGATCGCAGCGTTACTACTGCAAGCATTGGCGATACGCCTACAGTATTTAACGATAACGGCACAGATATTGGCTATGCCAATGCCTTATGGCGGTTAGATGACACCCTTATATTCAACCAGGCTAACGTCACCCGCACAGGTGGCACAGTACAAAGTGCTACTAACGCAGCTAGTGTTGAGAAATATTTTGCCCATACTTACAATATTCAGAATCTATTAATGCAGACCGATGCAGTAGCCCTGGATTATGCCCGTGCCTACGTTGCCAGCCGTGCCGAAACTAGCGTTCGATGCGATGCAATCGAGTTAGACCTATACACAAATAACTACGCCAATGGCATATTAGCTGCGCTTGATCTCGATTTCTTTGACCCAGTAACTATCACTACTAATCAGCCAGGTAGTTCAACGCTAACTAAGACCTTGCAAATATTCGGCGTGGCACATACCGTTACACCAAACAAATGGCGCACCGTATTTACTACACTTGAACCTGTTATTGACGGGTTTATATTAAATTCAACCCAATATGGCGTACTTGATACGTCTGTATTAAGTTACTAAGGAGATAAAAAATGGCTGCTGGACTCGGACTAAAAACGTTCGTTACGGGGGACGTCCTAACTGCTGCAGATACTAATGGCTACTTGATGCAAGGCGTATGGGTGTTTGCAGATGCAACAGCTCGTACAGCTGCAGTAACTAGCCCACAAGAAGGCAATATGAGTTACCTAAAATCAGATGACACCGTATATTCGTATTCGGGGTCAGCTTGGGTAGCTGTAGGCGGCACGTCAAATACAAATTTAGCGCAAGTAGCTACAGGCTCAATGACTGGCACATCGGTAACTATTAGCAGCCTAAGTACTTATGACACGATCATGTTGTCATTAACGGGCGTTACATGGGGAACAGCAGCCGATAATCTACGCGTGCGCATAAATTCTTTAACGTCATCTAGTTACCTAAAAAATGGTTTTGCAATCAATACATCTCGAATTGCTATCAACAGCACAGCGACTAGCTTTGCTTTGCAAGATTCAGCCAATCAGGCAAACGCAGATGCTAATAACAATTACTTTTATGTCTTTACTAAATGCAAGGCGGCAGCCTTTACGGGCGTACAAGCTGTTGGCCGGTATGTTGATAGTACGACAGCTAGCACAGCGGTTAGCGTAAACGGCGTAATTATTTCTAATGAAGCCGTATCGTCTTTAGTTATTGCTACATCTAACGCTTACACATTTAGTGCAGGTACATATACAGTTTGGGGTGCATAATGATTAGAATTGAACACAATGCTGAAACAGGCGAGATTAAAGAAATTGAACTAACGCCTGCCGAGATCAAAAAAATTGAAGGTGAACGCGCGGAAATTGCAGCTAACCCTGCACCTGCACCAGCCGTAGTGTCAGTAGAGGATAAATTGGCTAGTGTCGGTTTATCTGTATCTGATCTTAAGGCCGCTTTAGGCTTGTAATGACAGCCATCAGTTATAACGGCTGGCCAGCATCTAAAGATGTTGAGTCGATCCGTATCAAGTCTTACGCGATCAAGGGCAGCAAGGTAAAGCTGCGCTGCGCCTATTTTGCTGCGCCTTTATTGGTTGCGTTCGCTGAGCAGTTTAATGAACTGATTGAGCCGATCGATGGCGGTGCGTTAGATGATTGGGGCTACTGCTATCGCGATGTTAGAGGCGTACCGGGCAAGTTAAGTAATCACAGCAGCGGTACAGCTATTGACCTTAATGCAACTAAACACCCGTTAGGTAAAGCTGGTACATTTCCAGCTGAAAAGATTCCAATGATCCAGGCATTGACTAAAAAATACGGCCTTAACTGGGGCGGTAATTGGACACGTAAAGATGAAATGCATTGGGAGATAGCACAAGACCCCGTAAAAACCGCAAAACTAATAGAGAAGTTAGGACTAAGTTATGCCGACTAGCGCACAAGTAACAGTAACCACGACGGCCACGCTTC